TCGTGGTTGTGTGGTTAGGTGGGAATGATTAAGCGTTGTAGCGATACAAGTAGTCGAAACAGTCCTGTTGATCCGTTACGAAGTCTTGAACGTCACGCAGGTCATAGAAGAGGCTGCCTTCCTGATCACCACATCCATCACGGAGAGCAAAGACTTGATCCCCATCTGGTGTGGTTTCTTTGGTGAAAAAGAAGCAAGTGCAATTGGTCATTGCATTGTTCAGCTGTTGGAAGGTGTAGAGAGTGTTCATTGCTGTAAGTGGGAATGATGTTGAGCTAGCCGTGTTGGTTGCTCATGTCCAAATGGTAAGCCATCGATCCCACTAATGCAAGCGACAAATCAATCGAATCTGACATTGTTACATCTTTTAATGATTGGCTTGATCTGTTCCCAGGTCAGTTGCCCACGTTCAACAGCACTCACCAGTTCGTCACGTATGGCCCAGCACTCACGTGGTGTGTCTTCGTTTTGCAAGTTGCCAGGCAATCGAGGGATGGCAACAGCTGCACAGCTGAACAGGAACAACATCAGCAAAGCGCGGTTAATCATCTTCATCAGTCCATTGGATAAGTGAGTTCTCTTTCCTGTCGTCTTCGTCAAGGATCCATTCAGCCTCGATCGCTTCAACGGCACGGATCGTTTCAGCTTGTGCGCGTGTGATGTCGTCGGGATTGAAGTCCGCATTTTCTGGCAACCAGCCCAGCAGGTTGTCGGTCATGTGTTCGTATAGCTCGTGCAGTGAGCGTTGGATGTTCTGTCGGTAGATAAGTTCTTTGTTCATTGATATTGATTCGTATTGATCAGCGTTAGTGATACGCCTAATGATTAAAGCGAACAGATGAGAAGAGAAAAATAAAAATGAGACGAGGAGCCGAGGCCGATTGAATCCAAATTGGCCAAGGCAATTAGATATACGAACTAATGAAAACCACTGCAGTGCCAAGGTTTTGGCCGGCTAGCCACTATCGTGGACCCCAGGGCGGCCCCCTTTTTGATGGGGTGCCCCCCCTATGGGGGTAGACAGCGCTCGGTCCTGGGGGGATACCCTTCAGAAATTTATGTTGTTTTACTCCGAGTCAATCTTCCAGAGATGATCAACCTCAGGGTGAATAGACATACCTTCAAAAGGGTCTACAACCCTCCCTTCCATAGCTGCCCTAATAGATCTAACTAACACAGGGTTCTTAGCCTTTATAGCGGCATCTAGGGCTGCCTCATACTGTTCATTGCTAGCCATTAAATAATCATTCTTGTGTTGTCATTTGGTTCTTCTTCATTGTCACCGTGTGCTTCAGGACCGAACCCTTCATTAAGGATCCGCTCTTTGTCAAAGGAGGGTTCTTCTTTTACGTAAGAAGCAACCATCTCCTCTGCCCAAGCTTCCATAGCTTTTACAGAAGGCACGTTTCTAGCTTTACCAAATGCTTTCCTTATCTCTTTAGGGTTATCATGAAAGCAAGAGTAGTTATGAAGATAGAGGATAAAGTGCTTTTCTCTAGTATCAAACTCTAAGGTTGTATCTTGAGTGTTACCAGGGAAATGTTTTCTGGACATAAGGGTTATATGAGATCGGTGATAGGGATAGTGATTGTGATCCCCTCTCTCAGCTCTGGGACAGCCTCGGTCACCCCAAGGGGGTTTCCTCGTACTGTCTACGAGAACCCGTTTGGGGTGTAGATCATGTGTGTTATGTACAGTGATTACATCTGTGTTTCAAAGGGACATAAACGTCAAACCCTTTAGGTGTCACAACCCGGATGTTCTTGATTTAGCAGTGCTATCTGTGTGGGTAGAAGAAAGGCCTCTGGTATTCCAAGAGGCCAATCTCACCGCATATCCACGCAGAGGAGCACCACTTCCTCTGCTTAACTAGGCCAGATAGATTTACCAATCCCAGACCTTAGTAGTTGCAGTGTTTTTAAGGGATTTAAAACTAAGACCTAAAGCAAGAGCATCTGTTGCTAAGCGGGGGTTGTTTTCAAAGGCTTCTTGCATAGCTAACCACTCTTCGTGTTTTCTGTTTGCTTGTGCTCTGAAAGCTGATTGAGCGAGTGCGTCAATAAACCATTGAACTCCTTGACTAAGACTGTCAACTCTGTCGTCATGGCGTACAGCGCCCTTGTCTCTGCACATGCGGGACATTTGGTATCCGAGCATGTACTCCAATCGTTTTTCAGGAGATGCTTCAGAATTGCTAGCATAATCGTATTCCCAAACCTTCGGGTCAATAATTAGTTTGTGTTGGTTCATCACCGGCTCTAGGGTGTCGATGATTCGTTCTTCTTTTCTTGAAGTAGCTCTAACTTCTTCTACGTCCATGCCTGCTTGCATTTGAATTAAGTGACGTTTGAAGAGTTCACATATCATTCCGTCACCGAAGTTAGATTCTACTAATAGTCTGGTTGCGTGATACTTTTTTCCAAGTGTGATAATCCGCCTAAGAGTATCGTCACTGTAGCCATCGCGGCAGGCAAACATATCACGCACAAAGATATAGCCATTAGCAGAGGAGAGAACTGTTGCCACAGTTTCATCCGCACCTCGTCCGCTTGGATCCACCGAGACAATCGTTTCTGAGTATTCACAAATACCTGCATCAATATACATAGGTCCGTAGAAGCGATCTCCGGGGAGTCCTACGGGATTTAGTTCTTTGATCATGTATCGGGGGTCTGATGACCAGGCATAACGCTCTGCACATTCAGGACCGAGGGGTGTAACGATCAGATCAGAGAACTTAAGGGGAAACTTCTCAGCATCAGACAAGCTGGTATCCAGCATGAACTGAAGTTGGAAGTTAGAGCGGCCCATAGCCGCTTCACGTTCAAGTAGATCTAGATCAGAGAATCGTGTATCCGTGGGTGACCCTCTCTCCACTCCTTGCTCGATGTCTTCCACAATTTGGGGAGCGAGGAGGCCTTCGTATCCGCTAAGGGACTTGGGATAACGTGCTGGCCAAACAAAGGGTTTGTAGGCCCGCTCAGCGAGCTTCCTATAGATCGTGAAGGTGCTCTGCGGAGTACCGAGGAAAAGTATGCGTGCGTCGTCATCCGGGGTAAGAATTGATTCACCTTCAGTTACCAGTTGCAGAAGTTTTTCTCTTTGCATATCTGTTGCAGAGTTGGAGGGAACTTCAACATCGTCGTAGACAAGAAGATGAGCCCTACTGCCAGTCAATTGGCCTGTAATCCCAACACTTTTCAGGGACGGTGCTTGGTGAGGTTTAGCTGGGCCAACATCAAAAGAGATACGGGACCAACGCTGATCATCAGACTTTGGCCCGAGGTGCTGGAGCCAGTCGATGTCAAGAATAAGTTTCTGACAAAAGATTGAAAAGTTATCGGCTCTTTCTTTCGAAGCCGAGATAACCATGATCTTTCTATCTGGATCGACAAAGAGAGTCCACAGTACAAAGGCTGCTGTAATCCATGATTTACCAACACCACGGAACGCCGAGATTTGTAATCGCTTAGGGCCATGTTGCAGATACTCCGCGATTGCTAGTTGTGCCCTAGTGGGCTTTGGGAGATCAAGTTCTCTCCACACCAAAGTAAGGAAGACTCGAAAGTCACCCTTCATCTTGGCTTCTAGTTCTTGTAAGTTCAATTATATCTAGGCCCTCTACTTCGGAAGGCTCTGAGTGGTATCTAGGGGGCTCTAGAACAGGGTCTGGCGGCGTTAAAGGTATGATCGCTTTATCAACAGCTGAGGAGGCTTTAAGGGCGATATAACGAGACTCCAATTCATACAGCCAACCACAGGCAACAAAATAAAGAGGACCAGGAAGATGTTTCCTGATCCACTCTGCTATTGCCTTAAATTCATTAAGGCGAAAAGTAATCACTTTTTCTTTTTCTTTTTAGGGAAACCAGCTTTCATGTTGGCGTATGCCTTAGCTGAGATAGTTGACTTCTTTTTAGAACGAGAAGTACCAGCCTTCTTGCGTTTGTTGATATTGCGGTAAAGGCTCATTTTTTCTTACCACCTTTCTTGGGTGGACGGCCTTTTTTAGTACCGTAGGTTCCTTTTCCTTGTGGCATAATTAGACACCAGTATATGTTCCAGAGAGAACGTTAGAAGTTACAAGGACAGCGCCATTGCTATCGCGACCTGTGACAGTAAATGTGTAGGTATGGGTGTTACCTGCTGGAGGACCAACTGGCTCCCA